ATCGTTGAACGTCCCATCTAATATAAAATTAGATGTGTTCGCTGCTAAACGTAGGAGATAACTTTACTCCTATGCGTCAAAGCAATTAACCCTGTTGATACATAGACATTTCTATCTATGCAGTGCGTTCTTACACCATTTCGTTCGACATTAATTACAGCATTACGCATATATTTTTGCGTTAATTCAACTATAATCTTAGCCAGTTCTATCTGACTAATATAGTTGCACTTAAAGTCAGCTATTACTTTAGTTGTCTTACTATCTATAATAGAGATAGCCGAACTATCTCTTCGATAACCCCCAGATACGTCGACACCCATTATAGGTGGATCTACTGGTAAACCATTTCTATTATATTCAATAGTATCATATAGATTAACTTGGAATTTGCCATTCAATACATCTATTACTGAAGTCGGTTCTCTAGTTAATCTAGACATTGTTTCTAATTCTTCTAATGTAAATGGTGAGTTATCTGTGGAGTTTGACCATTCAAGCAAAACTTCACGACGGATATCTTCCCATTTATTATTCATGGTTCTACAGATTTCTTTGAACCATTGTTCACTACAACCAAGTTGTTGATAAGTGAACTTGATATATACGAAAGTAGACTTAGTATTAGATTCCATTATTTCCATGATTTCTTGATATGATTTATCATACCAAGTTTCACTAAATGGAACTGCATCTTCTTTCATTTGGAATGCAAATACCCCTTCTTGAGAAGTCAAGAAGCCTGGGGTAGTTGTAAATAATATACCATAAGGTGCACCATTTGCTCTCGAGTTATCTGCAGCTCTCTTGAATGCTGGAACTGTATTTAGATAAATGATTTCATTATATGGCGCAAATCCCCATTCGTCACCCCATAATAGAGGAATAGATTTACCACGTAGCAAGTTCTGAGCTGCAGTTTTATTACGTGCAGATGCTACTGTGATAATTTTATTTCTATTTACCGCATGTTCTAGACGCAATACTGTATCTGAAGCTTTTGCAGCTTTACCATCTTTTCTATTAAATGGTGCATCCATTCTTAGATATGGAGGTAAACATTCACGGAGGTTCTTTAGGGTTTGTAAGTTATCTTTAGAACCATCTTGTGCTTTATGCAAGAATGCAATAGTAGCATTCGAAGTACCAAAGTTAAATAAATATAAATATCGAGCATCTGCAGCCAAGGTTTTACCTTGCTGACGTGGTAGCTCATGGAAGATATTCATATTATATATAGAGCAGAAGAATAGAGCCATATTACCACGATGTAGTCTGAACGGTATACCTGTACCACTACCGCCTTGGTCTGGAACTCTACATACTTCTCGAATAAAGTACCAGAAGTTTGCCATACATTCGGCTAGTACTTTACCCTTATAATATTGGTTTAGATTTGGATCATGTGGGTCTATAGCCGCTAAATCAGGGTCTAACAGAGCCAGCATGAATTTGTTATTCTTAATTCCTATGGATTTAAGATATATATGCATATCCAGAAAGCTTTTATTCCTGGTAGACATCTGATAATATATTTGCATATTTATCACCTTTGTAAAACTGTGTTTTAATAGTTATATATTATTAAGGTGTTATAATGATAAGTATATAGTCGATTTGACTAGTTTATATTTTATTTTAAAGGAGAATTTATCATGTTACAATTAATTTTAAAATCCGATATTATGGTTAAATTTGCAGCACTTGTAGCTGCAGTTTTATGTGTAATTATTGTTACATTCATTGTTGGAATGACAATTGACCCATTCTTTGGGTTACGTTGGCTATCTGATATTTTGACTCAGCATATGAGTCAAGATTCCATGTTATCCATTATTATTACTTTGCAAGTTGCAAAGTACTTCTTACTTTTCTGGTTAGCACACAGGGTGCTTGTTATTGTGCGTAACATCAAACGTGCAGTAGCTCCAAGAAGAAAAAAATAAATAGAATAAATACCCGTAGGATTTCTATGATCCTACGGGTATAACTTGTTTATTTTTTTATTTTTTATTAGATTTCTTAGCAGCTTTTTCTTCAGCTTCAGTTACTTTTTCTTCGGCGTCTTCTTTAACGTCTTCAGTTTTTGTTTCAGGACCTTTAGGATCTTCTTCTGTAGTTTCTTCAGTAGTTGTTTCTGTTTCAGGTTTAACTTCTGGTTCAGTTACAGGTTCTTTGTCTTCCTTAGGTTCAGATTTAGTTTCTTTCTTACCAGATTTTTTAGTAGTTGTTGGTTCTTTTTCTTCTTTAGGCTCTTCAGTAACTTCTTCGTTGTAGTTAGTAAAGTCTAAAATACGAGTTCTACCATCTTCAAGAATTTCTTCAACAACACCGTGTTGAATGATACATTCAAAGATTTCTTCTGCTTCCAACATTTCTCTGTGGATAGCACGAACCAATTTATTACGTAGTCGAATAGGACGACGGCAAGTTACATTTACAAGTTTAGCCATTGATATTTCCTCCTAGATAGATTCAATTAATTCATCTTCAGAAGTGAGAACTGATTCGATCAAAGCATCATCAATCAAATGATAAGCTTCAGTTAATTCAATATCATCTTCAACTTCTTCAGCGATTTCTTCACTGTCTTTTTCATGTTGTTGGTCAATGTCAGACATTAATTCGAGTTCAGCAGCTTCATCTTCATCTTCTGCTTCGATATCAATTTCTTCATCTTCTAGACCTTCAACGGAGTCAATATCATCATTATCTTCGTCGTCATCTAATTCTAATTCATCAGAAGCATCAACGATAGCATCGATAGTTTCATCCATATCTGCATCATTTACATCATCAGTTGCGATTACATCTTCAACTGTAGCTGCAGTATCTTCTAGATCTTGATGGATAGTTTTGTTATCATCCATTTCAATATCCTCCTTTAGTAATCAAGTTCATTATATTCATTATCGTCAACTAAATCATCTAGATCATCACTAGACATAGTTGCTAAGAATATACCTTCATCATCAACAATATCATCGCTTGCCATATCAGCATCAATGGCATCGATAATATCTCGTTTTGCAATCATAGTATCTAAAAATCCGTTCTCGTCAATCATGACATTGAACGCATCTTCGTTATCAATTTGCTCTTTGAAATAATTATCGAGTTCGTTCATTTAGAGTACCTCCATATAGATTACTGATATGTTAACGAGATAGGTTTTTCATTATATTCTTAACCTGTTCTTCTAGGATAAATATAATCACAGGAACGTAGTAAAAAATAATGTTTGCTGGTAAGGAATAGTTAAATTCTTCTAATGATTTTAGTAGGAATTCATCATATCTATTCAATTTATCTTGGTTATCATTAAAGTAATCTATGATAATATTCTTAAAGTAATATGGATCATCAGTTTCATATCTTTCATTATCTCTGATTCTCATAACTGTATCATCATCAAATGATGGAACTGCCCAGTTATCGCCAGGTTTATATTGATGGAAAATATAATAATAATCTTCGATATTATAGTATAAGATAGAAGTCTTATCTTCAATCTTCATACCATAACAAGATGGGTTATTAATACAAGATTTATCTTTTCGTTCTAAAGAATGGAAAAGAGTTCTAGAATAATCTAAAGCAAAGGATTCTTTAACTGCAAGCTGATGAGCTATTTGCATAAATGGAATACTTGAAGTATTCATTAAATCATTTCTCTTAATAAACTCAATCATATAACTATCATAGAAATTATGATTATCATAAGTGAATATGAAAGTCTGAGTCTTATTAGAGTAGAATAATGAACGATAGTATGTGATCATATCAGTACAAATATTTTCTAATCGTTTAATATAAGCATGGTCATCGTCTTTAATAACTAAAGATAGATTTGTACCAATATTAGTTGTATCCATTGTATAAGATCCAACTACTAAGGATTCGATATCTGTATTATCACCATCATGGGAGCTTAAACGATAAGAAATCTTATACATATTAACCCCAGTTGGTAATGTATCTAAAGTAACACCTGTAACTTTAAATAAGTATTCTTCATCGGTGTGATTGATTATAAAATAATCTTGTGGATATGGTTTGAATGCATTTGGAAGTATATATGCATCGCCTTCAATGGAATCAGATTCAATACCATAATCCCCAGACTCTAATTGAACTTGAATCTTATCTAATCCAAATAGAACTGTATCTTTAATTTTATTATATCTTAATGGAGAATCTCCATCAGTATAGCTATATGCTTGATCTGTGCCTTCATCTAATGTACTTTCTGCAGTATTAATATTGAAGTAAGTACAAATTGTAGGCGGTTTATCTGTAAATGTATAGAACGTATTATCTAATCTATCTTTCTTAGAGTCTAAGATAGAGTTAATGGTCCCAACATAGGTAGTATCTAGGAATTTTCCCATATGTTACCTCCTTTATTAATGAGATGTTTAAGAAAAAAAAATAAAGTGAGCGGATGAGGTTTATCCCCATCCGCATCATAATATTTGTCTTATAGAATCTTTAATTTTACTTAATGGAACTCCATAATCTTTTTCTCCAGATTCATTTCTATGGAAATACACAGAAGATCCTCTAAAGAATTGGATATTATTATTTATGAAGAACTCAGATTGTCTCATAGATATATCGCCAGCATCATCATTATCAAAGTACAAATGTAAATCCATATTCATAATTCCTCTAGAGAGAATTAATGAAATTACATTCGGATATTTGTTTCCTGATGCGGCCATATATATTCCATTAGCCCCATATGATAAGTTTGTAAATACT